AGCTACTATATATCTTGAAGCATCGACTGCATCTACCCCGACTGTTTACAATACTGTCAGCGTAACCCCCACCACAGAACTTGTAGAGAACGGCACATTTGATGCTGGGACTACGGGGTGGACTGTTGAGGGTTCTAGTACACTGGCTGTGTCTAGTGGTGCGTTAGAGATAACTCCTGCGAATAATTATACTGGTGCATACCAAGATGTTCCTGTTGTTGCTGGGAAAAAGTATGTTATCTCTTACAAAGTACAGCGCCCGACTAGCGGTAGGCATCAATTTGTAGGTGTTTTTGGTGGTCAAGCCGTAACATGGGACGGTGGTGCTAACTCAAGCTCAACGATAGTAGATGCTGGAATTATAGGAACTTTCAAGCAGTTCACACGTACCTACACAGCTACTGGTACAGGGACTTTAACGCTTCGCCCAAATAACTCTGATGTCATTTCTGAAGTTGTCTTGTATGACGATGTAACTGTCCGTCCAGCCGTAGAAGATCGCTCAGTAAATAACAAAGGCTTGCAGGTTCATGGACAGCTTACTAAGTCAGCAGTAGGGACAGGCAATGACCTTGTGGCTTGGAGTGGGTTTGGTGGGTTTGGGAACTACTTAGAACAGCCTCCAAACACTGATCTTGATTTTGGTACGGGTGACTTCTCTGTGTCTGTTTGGGTTAATCAAAACGGTGAGGTGGGTAATAACTATGTCTTGGGGTCGGACGCCCCTACTGGTGCAAACACGCTATCCATCTCACATCGTTCAGACGGTACGTATTACTTTTTTGCAGGTTCTAACTCATCCGCTTTCTTAACTGGCTCAGACGCTCCGCATGACGGGTGGGTGAAGATTGATGCGGTTAGAGATTCTAGTACACTGAAAATCTATTTTAACGGTCAACTGTATAACTCAACTGCTAATTCTCAGAATTTAACCCTGTCAACTTATCCGATGCAGGTAGGTCTGTATAACAGTGATGTTAACCAGAGATACAGAGGCTCTATATCTTTACTCCGCATCTCAGCCACTGCCCCAACAGCAGAGAAGATTGCACAGATATACGAAGATGAGAAAGTGCTATTCCAAGAAGGTGCACAGGCTACACTCTATGGAAGCTCAGACGCTGTTACAGCTCTAGCTTACGACAGTGACACTGAGTTGCTATCAGTAGGCACGAGTGCAGGACGTAGCGACTTCAAAGGACTACGCAGAGTGAACAACACCACCACGGCTGTAACTACGGCAATCTCAGCCTCTAACGCAATGATAGTGGAGCAATAATCATGACGGTACGTATAGAAAAGCCTTCACTGAATTTACGTGAAGAGCTGGCTAAAGGCACAGACAACACCTTAGACAAAGCAGTCTGGGGTGACTTGACGGTGAATGGTGTTGGTTCGTATGACAGGCAAGATTCAACTGATGGGGTTGTTCTTGAGCTAAATAAAGAAGGTATAACCGTAGGTTCCCTTAACTCTAAGAATGGGCATCTTGTAATCGGTAATGATGACATTGGTATTATCTTCAACAAAGATGCCAATAATATTTACCCTTGGACTCTTGCTGGAGACGCGGCTAGTACTGGTAGTATTGACCTAGGCTCTTCAACCGCTCGTTGGAAAGACCTCTACCTATCAGGTAATATCTCATTCGGTGCTGGGTCTGGTTTGCAGATTTCCCATGATGGGTCTTCTGGTCTGATACAAAACGATACTGGCGCTTTATTCCTAAATGCTTCTGAAGACAACAAGGATATTTTCTTGCAGTCAGATGATGGTTTAGGTGGTTTGGCAATTTATCTTCAGGCAGATGGAAGTACAGGATCAGTAAATCTTCGTCATTACGGATTATCCAAACTAGCCACCACCGCCACAGGCATTGAGGTAAATGGTACAGCTACGATGAATGGGCTGACTGTTGATGGTAAATTCACCCCCTATTCAATAAATCCGACTAATGACGGGCTGAATACTGGTGCGGCAGGTCAGTGGGTTAAGTTAGGTAATTGGGTAGCATCTGGGTCACAAAACTGTGAAATCACATTGTGGGGTACACAAGCCTACGGTTCAGGTGATAGCTGTAGTGGTAAAACCATTATTAGCCTTCGGGGTGACAACAGTACCACAACGGTAGCAGGTCATTTCTACGGTGAAACAGAAGGAAACACGCTTGCAACAGAAGTTGGCTACGTCAATACAATAGCTAACACTTTCGAAATATATATTCGGGTAGGTACGTTCTATAGCGTAGAGTACACAGTTAATGGAGCAGGGGCTTGGACACCCGATCTGGTCTTGACAGCATCTGTTGCTGACCCTGTAGGTATTGTTAAGTTCAACTCGTTAATGGGCATAGCGACTAACGGTGTTGCTCGTCTACGTGTTGTTGATAACGGTGCTGTTCTTATCGGTACAGCTGCCGTGGGCGATGCTTCTGCCACTGATCTTGTTGTTCAGGGTGGTCTATATCTAGGTGGCAACGCTACGGCTAACCGCATGGATGATTATGAGGAAGGTACTACTACCCCAGCAATAGTTGGTAGTAATAGCGGTACAATTACCTGTTATGCCGACAACGATAATTTAAAGTATACAAAAATCGGCAATATGGTTTTTGTGACTGGGCGTTTTTATGTCTCGTCTGTATCTGGCTCCCCTTCAGGAGATATACGTATACCCTTGCCCTTTGCAGTACATGGCCTTACATCGGATTATAGTGCATATGCTATGGGTAATGCAAATGTTCAAGGCACAACAAAGAATCAAAACGCTTTTATCTGCCAAGCAAATGAATCGGAGGCGTATATGCGTGTCTTAGCGGAAGACGGAAGCGATACAGCATCGCTGATAGGTGCATTGGACGCTATTATTGTTACATTGACGTACCAAACAGCCTAATTATTTAACTTGGATCAGTTAAACGGAGAAACACAATGGCATTAACTAAAGTAGAAGCACTCGACAAAGTAGAAGTCGTGAATATGGACACTATCCCTATGATTCAGTGTCGTCACGCTGTCTGGGTTGAAGATGACGGTGTTGTGATTGGCGGTAAGCAATTCCATCGCCATGTATTAACACCAGACTCAGACGTATCTAACGAACCAGCATCAGTACAGGCTATGGCATCTGCTATCTTCACTGATGAAGTCAAAGCGGCTTATGCAGCAGCACAAGCGGCAGAGTGAAATAAATAAGTACAAATTGCTAGGGTTAGTTATGATGCTAACCTCTAGCATTCTTGTGCTAGGCGTCTCTATTATTTTGATAGTAGCCTATATGAAGTGAGGTGTTCTATGAAAAAACTTATTTACATAAGTGGCCTTATGCTGCTTCTAACAGGCTGTCATCATATTCAACCTGTACCTTTTGAGACAGGGCAAGAGGTAGCGCCACCGCATGGTTGTATAGACTTAAAAGCCAGAGGTGGAAAATGCTAAAAGAAACTTTGCAAAGAGTCTTAAATGAAGCCCATGAAGGTCATGTTTATGTGTCTGATAAAACTCAATACAAACGCAATGAGCATTGGACAATAAATCTAGTGGGAGATTGTGAAGACTTTGCCCTGTGGTGCAGACAAAAGCTTAGAGAATCAGACATAGACTCTGATTTAATTCTTTGCAAAGTCGAAACAGGTGAAGGACATTTAGTTTTACATGTTGAAGGCTGGATACTTGACAATCGACACAAGTGGGTTCAAAACAGGGACGATTTGCCTTACGAATGGCTGAGTCTAGGTAGACCAGACGGAATTTGGTACGAAATTACAGGCTAGGAGAGGCAATGATGGACATGATGACTCGTTTTTGGTTCGAACTAGCCCCAGTTATATTAGCAATGGCTTCAGCTTTGCTGTGTTCTGTGAGAGCTTCAGTTGAGCGTGGGAGACTTCGTGTCTTTTTCACTCTTGCGACTATTGCTAGTGTTCTGCTTATACTGGCCCAAACATCTTGGTGGTCTGTAATAATATTTCAATTGAAAGAAGTTACACCATATATTGATGATGATGCTGCAAATATGGTCTGGACGCTATTTAATATTACAGTGACAATAGCTTTTATAGTGTCAGCTTTTGAAAGAGAAAGGATTTGTAAAGCTTTAAGGAAGTAAGTATGAAAAGTTTTCTACCACAAGATGCCAGATGTATAGACATAATCTCTGCCTTATCTATGCTGGGATTTGCAATTCATATTACTTCTTTTGGATATACAAAACAAGAATTCTTAAATATAAGAGAATGGCCATTTTGGGTATTATTTTTAGGAGCTCTTAGCACCCTTCAATTAGTATCTGTATATTTACATCCGCATACCGAAACTCTGAGAGCTATAACTGGAGCTGTAGGAGGATTGTTTTGGATTTATCTTTTTCTAAATACTTACTATGATTCATCAAGCTTTCCATTGAGTTTGTTTGTAGGGCTAGGATGTCTTTACTCTTCAGTTATCACCACCCTCTACATAGGCCAGGCATGGAAAACTTAGACTATTTAAAAGAGTATGCAGGTACTCTTACACTTATTATAGGTGGTGTCTCTGCAATAACTGCTTGGTATATGTCACGAACCAAGATAAATCTAGACGCAAAGACATCTGTATTTGAACAACAACGGCTGAATATGGAGCAGCTCTTAACTCAGAACAGGGAGTTAGCAGAAGATTTATCTCAACTGAGACATAGAATGTCAGAAATGCATGAAGAACAGTTACAGCTTATGGAAGATATCAGAGAAATGAAATCTTGGTATTTCATGCGAGTTAAATTTTGTAGTGATTGTGGATTAGTGGATGAAGCTCAGAGGGTATTTGGTGAAGACCGAAGAAATACAGAGCATCATATACATATAAAAGATGAGGTATAATTTATGTGGAGCGTATTGGCTAAAATATTTGGAAGCGGTGATGTTATCAAATCTGGCATTCAATTGATAGATGATATACATACTTCTACTGAAGAAGAGATTGCTGCCAAGACTAGGGCTAAGACCGAACTATTAAGTGCCTATGCGCCATTTAAAATAGCTCAAAGGTATCTAGCCCTGATGTTTACTGGAACTTTTATATCTTGTTTTGTATTAGTTTTGGTAATGACTCTTGTTGGAAAGGGGGATACAGATGCAGTTAAACAAATTCTTGGCGATTTCTTCATTGGCGAGATTATGCTTACAATTGTATTCTTCTACTTTGGAGGAGGAGCAATCGAAGGCGTCCTCAATAACAGAAAGAAGAGTTAAATTAATGAGTATGAACTTTGAAGATTTTATCTGGCATACACTCGAACTTGAAGGTGGTTATGTGAATCATCCTAAAGATCCAGGTGGTGAAACCAAGTATGGCATCTGCAAAAGGCAATATCCTCATTTAAATATCAAAGATATTACAAAACAGGATGCAATAGATATATACAAAAGAGACTATTGGGATAAAGCTAGGTGTGATGAATTTCCTGTACCTTTAGCCTTTTGTTTATTTGATTTTAGTGTAAATAGCGGACATCCTAGAGCTATTCGTGGCCTACAAGCTGTATCTAGAACAAAAGTAGATGGCATTATTGGACCAAAAACTTTAGAAGCTGTTGCAAAATTCTATAGTGAAGATCCTCTTGATGCTATTAAAACTTATCAAGCGCATCGTTTAACATTTCTTAAAAAATTAAGAACATGGAATACTTTTGGCAGAGGCTGGAAAAACCGTGTTGAAAGAGTGCAAGAGGTAGCTGTTCAAGCTATTCTAGAAGAAAGATTTATGGAGAATTACTGATGGCTACAAAGAAAATTACAGCCCCTAAAATGAAGGCAACTGTAAAAGAAAATTTTGAAGTAGAGCTTAATAAAGAAGAAGTGGTTGAGGAAGTTTTAGATGCTAAGCCAGCCAAAACAGAAAAGACAGAGAAAGTTGAAGAGAAAGTTGAAGAGAAAGTTGAAAAAATAGCTTCTCCTTCTGAAAGAATATTTAAAAATAGAATACCCTCTATGTGGGTTATTATGCCAGAAGATGACGGAAGTATTTCAGCACGCAATAGTACTTCAGGTGAGACTTTTAAAGGTACTATGAAAGAATTTAATAAGGCTATGAAAGCCTAAGGGGGCTTTTTATGGCTGTAGTAACAATTGACACAGACTTAAGTGTCGCAAATGGCGGCACTATAAATGATGCTACTAGCGTCACGGGCTGGTCAGAACCTACGGGTTCCGGTACGGTAAGTGGCTTGACATATGCAGACATGAAGTCTATTCAGACTGAGCCTGATGTATACATTGAAGGTACAGGCTCTATTTCTGGTGCATGGACTACTAACAGCCCAGAACGTGGTGGCATTATATATAACAATAATGGCACTACAGTACCAACGGATGGTGCTATCTTGATCTGGGCATGGTGGATAGCGCCTTTGTCACTTGATCCTTATGCCACAGCGGGTATAGGTGGTCTCATCGGTGATGCTGCTAATTCACTTAAAGTATATAGACTGTCAGGAAACAATATTGACCCTGCCCCTGCTGGAGGGTGGTACTGTTACGCCATCAACCCTACGAATACCACAGCAGTATATGAAAACGTAGGAAGTGCTCCCTCGGCTACAGTCAACTACATAGGTGCCAGCCTAGGCGGTCCAGGAGCACAGTCTCGCGGTTTGACACATTTTGCAGTAGATGCAATACGTGTTGGGCGTTGTCAAACACTTGTTACTGGGGGTACTGGAGCAGATACAGATGCTGCTTTTGATTTGATAGTTAGTGGATTAGATGCAATAGATAGCGGTGCGTTTGGCATATTTAGCTCTCAGGCTGGCGCATATTTTATGCAGGGTTTGTTACAGCTTGGCGACAATACAAGCGGAACTGGAGAAGTTGTATTTAATGATACAAACAAAGTAATTAACATCCGCAATACTCCGGCTGTCAACGCAAACTTTAATCGCATAGAAATTCAAAATGGCTCTAGTGCATCGTCTTCTGTAACTATGTCAGGTTGTACATTTAACAATCTTGGCATTGGAAACCCTATTGCAACTACTGCAAGTCGTGGAGATTTTGTTGTAACAGATACTACTGCCACTGTATCTTTAACAGGCTGTGCGTTCAATGATATGGGAACGTTTGACCTAGGTTCTGGGACAACAGCTTCTAATACTTCTTTTAGGCGCTGTGAAACAATTACACAAAACGGAGCAGCACTTACAGATTGTGTAATCAATGCTTCTGTCTCAACTGTTGCCGTTATTGCTAATAATCCCTCTAATATAACTGGTTGTTCTTTTGCAAGCTCTGGCACAGGATACGCTATTGAAGGCTTTCCTACGGCAAATACAGCAGAGACTCCATATGTAATAAACACAAATAATTTTAGCGGATATGGTGCAAATGGTACAGCTAATGCAGCCCTTCATGTGACAGCTACTACGGGTACTGTTTATATAAGTGCTCCGGCAGGGACTACCTATACTTCTGAGGGAGCTACAGTAACTATTGTAGCTGATCAAGTTACACTAACATTGACAAATATCAAAACGGGTTCTGATATTGTAATCCTAGAACAAGGGACTACAACTAAACTTGTAGATGAACAAGATATTACAGGCACAAATTATGCATATGTGTATGGGTATGCGCCTGGAACAAATATAGACATAGTTATCTATAGCACTGGATATGTGCCGTATTATGTCCGAGGTTACTTACTCGGCTCTTCAGACAGTAGCTTGCCTATAGCGCAAGTTGCAGACAGAAACTATATTCCCTAAAGGATTTTAATAAATGGCTAAAGTTACTTCCAGTGCTAATCTAGTAGTTGCTTCTTCTCAAGTAAATTTGGGCGTAGACGGCAACTTGTGGATTGACACGACAGCACGTACAATAGAGTTGGCTCCATTCGGCACTACACCTTCAACTGAATACGAAGGCGTAACGCTACAAGCACTTTATTCTAAACTTATTTCACTGTGGGAAACATCTACTTACAACCAGTTCCCATTTCCCATGTATGCAATAGATGCTAAGTCTGGTCAGTTCCAGTTTGGCTTTGATGGCTCTCGTTATAACCGTTGGAAACCTGTAGACGACACTACTCGTAACATGTTACGTGACGGTGGCTGGGAAGAGCAGTGGGCAGATGCACCTTTAGATCTTGACGGTACTAACTCTGCAGGATCATTGGGTCGTACCTATGTAGGTATCAACTCTCTTGGTGTAATTACATCTACACCTACTACTGCTTACTATCAGCGTACTTCTACAGAAGCAGCACAAAACTTTGCATTCCCTGACGAAGTCAACTCACCGGTACAAGTTGTTGGTAATGCTACAGTAGACGCTACAACTACTACTTTTGATAACCGTTCATTCTTCAAGGCATTTGTTCGTGAAGAAGGCTACACTTACCGTACCTCTACTCTGGCAGATACAGGTGAAACAGCTACTGGTGCATACAAAGTATCTGTCCTGTTGTCTAACACTGCCGATACCAACATTACAGCTACTGATGCCGAAATTACTGGTGGTGGTGATGCGGCTATCTACGCTGGTGTCACTATTGACTTCTTCAGCGCGGGTCAGACGCGTGATGTTGATGGTAACTACCTTTTCAAGATCATAGTTAAGAATACTGCTAATGCCTCACTTAAGCAAATCTATACTAAAGTACAGTACTTGCTACGGCAAGACGCTGACATCAATGGCGGTGGTGATGCTGGCACTGTAAACGGTTTGATCACAGATGAATTGATGTCATTCGTAGGTTCGGATCTTATCTGTAACCAGTCTGTATACATTGAAAACGTAGCTGCTGCTGAGAAGAACAACGTCTTCTTCACGGATGATGGCGGCACCTCTCGTGCTTACATCTACTACGCTGCACTACGCCTCAACTTCAACTCGTTCTTGCAATCAGGCGGCACAGGTTACTACACTGTATATGTTGATGATTCTACTACAGGCGGCGATGACTACGGTACTTCTACTGCAATCATACTACAGGATAAGACTCCTGCAAATATGACAGGTACTATATCTGCTGCGTTTATAGACTATGAGATTGACTTTGATAACAATACTCAGGGTGGTCGTGTTGATGCAGATGAGAACTCTGCTAATATTGACATTGTGGTTGTTGCAGGTAACAAAGGTGTTGCTAAGCCAGTAGTTGCACGTACAACTATTTCACGCTCTAAAACAAACTCTGTTACACTAACAGCAGAGCAGGATCGTGCGTACATTGCATAAAACTTACATATGGAGCCTTCGGGCTCCTTTCTCTAGGAGCTAAGAATGGCTGGTGAAAGAAATTATTTGAGAGTACCACCTGACTCTACTGGTAAGCGAATCGCTATTAAACATACGCTTAAAATTTACTATGCAGGTAAAATAAGTCAAGAGACTTGGGATATAGATTCTGAGTATACATTAGGCACTTCCGGCCTTAAAGTAAATCTGCATGATTGGTATGAGAGTACGTCTACTACAGGTTATATCATTGTCATCCTTAATGAGGATGATCGTGACGGAAATCTTGAACCTGTAGGTGGAGAAACAATCACTCATACAGAAGATAATGATTTAGTTGCCTATGTGTCTAATTCTACTGCTTGGGAAGATATTTACATCAACCAGACTACTATAGTAGGTGGACACCCTGAGCATGAACTTAGTATAGATAATACTGGTTCTGCAAGTGTAAGATTCTCTGAAGGTACGCCTCAGCTTGATGCATTTGGTAAATTACGTGTATCACAATCTACAATTCTTGGAGATTACAATTTTAGCAATAGCTCGCTGCCGTATGATTTCAGCAACAAAGTTGTAGGTAATGCCTCTCTTAACTGGGATGCCACTCAGCGTTGTATAGAATTGATTTGTCCTAGTGTCGTTGCCCCTGCTGTAGGCTCTGTAGATGCGCCATTGACTGGAAGCGGTACTGACCGCGTCACTCAAACGTCTAATACGTACCACCACTATTTCCCGTCTTTCTCTCAGACTTACACTGCTACTGTAGCACTAGGCGACGATGGTAAAGACAATGTGAATAGGTCTTGGGGTCTTTTTGACGAATTTAATGGTTACGGATTTCGAGTAGACGATTCTACTAATGGGCTTAAGCTTTTTGTTCGTAGCAATGTTTCAGGTTCAATAGTTGAAACGATAATTACTCAGCCAAACTTTAACGGTGACAAGTGTGACGGTACTGGCCCATCTAAGAAAACATTAGACCTACAGTCTGATAATATTTACTGGATAGATATTCAGTGGCTAGGCGCAGGTCGTATTCGGTTTGGTACATACAATCGTGGCGCTCGTATCACAATGCATGAACATTATTGGGATGAAAATGCAGGATACCCTCATACGGCTACAGCCTCTCTGCCTATTTGCTATTTCAATGAGCATACTAGCGGAACTGTATTAGCAAGTGAGGCCGTACTTCGCGCATGGTGTGCCTCAGTTACTACTGATCAGACCTTAGATGTGACTCAAACCGGTGCTAACAATTTAGAAACAATTACACATACATTTGACCCTAACAACATTGCTAACGGTCAACAGTATGAATTGATGGGTGTACTGGCACCAGTTAAGACTATTGCAGATAACCCTCATATTAACCGTACTCTTTACTTGCCACAATACATGGAAGTACTGGCTTACGATCAGGCAGGGAATCCTGCTCTTGTTGAAGTCGAAATCTACGTCAACGCTAACATAGGCGGTGGATCACAATCTTTCTCTGTAGACAGTCCTGAATCAGGTACGCCTTACCTAGTTCTTGTTTCGCCTCAGGATCCTATTTGCGGAGTTGAAATCTACAAGGCTCAGGGTCGAGACGCTAAACTTTGGGGTGGCGGTTTACATGCCGCTGCAACTTACGTAAATGGCTCTGGTCGTACAAGCTTGTCATCGCTTTATAACAATGCTCAGAACGGGTCGTTAAAGAACCTAGCTGATAACGGCGGGACTCGTAAACACGCTATCTCAAGTGTTACGCCTGGAGCCACTACAATTGTTAATGTACCTGAGATAATGCACCGTGAAGGCTATCCTGTACGTTTCACAGATATTGTAGGTACTGCGGGTGATATTCTTAACTACGATCCTGCTGTAGGTAACGAATACTATTTGCGTATTGTAAGTGCCACAAGCTTCGAATTGTATGAAGACATCTTGTTTACTACTCCAGTAGATACATCGGGCTTGACTTATACTTCAGGTGGCATGATGGTTGGTGACTTTGGTGGACAAATGTACTTTTGTGTTGTGTGTAAGCCACTAACTCCTGCTCTTGCTGCTACTTCAATTACGGTTCATTGGAACATGGGTTGGAAGGAGATTAATCAGTAATGAATAACTTAGCCTTCTATAACTACCAATGGGACTACTGGTTAATCACCGATAAGGTGACTTTTGACGGAGTTAACAAGATCATTATAGTTAATGAAGGTGTTACTTCATTAGACATCCGTACAGATGTCTGGTCAGAATGGATAGAATGGTCTACTCTTCAAGATTCAAGATCATTCTTATTTGCCATTCGACAAACTGGTTTAGATCCTATCCCTGGTGGTGTAACTGGTGACAGCTACTTCTTGACTAATGGCTGGAAGCTACATATTGACCTATCTAAAGTAAGAGTATCTGGTGTTTTGTTTTCTGATGATTATGAAACACCCTATTACACTTATGAAGGCAAACCTCAATATGCTGCTCAAGTATCGTCAGTTGTAAACACTGTAGCAAACAATGTCATTGCATATGAACAACCGGATTTAACTAATTTGGCTATTCCTACAGCAGCTCAGAATGCTACAGCTGTATGGACTCATAGTAACGCAACAACATTACAAGATACTGTAAATGCTTTGCCTGATTCAGATGCTATGGCATTGGCTGTTAAGATACTCCTTCAAAGTTATCTAGATAAACTTGATGCAACAGTATCGTCTAGACAGCCAGCAGGTACAGTTAATGCAAATGTAACACATATGAACAATGCTCCTGTATTTGGTATAGGTACAGAAAATGACAAGTGGAGAGGGGGCTCATGAGCTTTGATAACAATTCTTTTGAAGCCAATTCTTTTGCTAGTAAGTCCTGGAAAGATTTATTAGCTGCAGTTGCAAAGACAGGTAAAGTTTATGCGACAAGAGTAAACAATGCAATGATACATGCAGCCAAAGTTGCCAGAGCAATGCCTCCTAAGTATCTTGCCTTTCCAATGATTAAAAGACACAGATAAGAGGTTTATAAATGGCCGTAGTAAACGATACAGGCAGACAAAAGTCTGTTGGCGATCCAACATCAGAATATCTTTCAATTAAAGATATCTGGGACAGAAATAGAGCTGTATGTAGCGGTGAACGGTATACTAAAGATTACGATAGTTACTTAGATGTAATTAATTATCGAAACCTTCTTATTCCGTTCTCACCAAGCATGAGTCCAGATCAATATAAGTTTTATAAAGCAGAAGCCGAACTTCCAGGAATTGTGGCGCAATTTATCAAGATGCTAATAGGCGGTTTGCTTCGTAAACAACCTGTTCTTGAACTTCCTGAATCTGTACCTGACGAAGCCTATAATTGGATACTTGAAGAGTTTAGTACAGACGGCGCACCTATGACAGCCTTTCTAGACGAGATTCTATGGGAAGAGATGCAGACTAGCCATGCATGGATTTATGTCAGCTACCCTAAAATTGACACTGAAGATTTGTCAAGAGAAGAACGTTTAGCAATTAAACCTTTTCCTACAATCTGGCAAGCCGATACTGTTATCAACGTCAGGTACAAGGAAGAGAATGGAGGTAACAAACTCCAGCATGTCATTACTCGTGGTTTTGTAGACGACTATGAAGAAGGAAACTTTCACCCAGTCTCTAAAGAAACTGTATGGGTTCATTATTTAGATAATAGTGGCTATTATACCGTTGACATGTATCAGCTTGAATCTGAGGATTCTAAAACACTTCTAAATGGTCGTCAAATAAATACTCCTGAGATGTCTTCTCCACAATTTATTTTCAAAGAGCGTATTGAAAATATTAAATGGAGTGGTGAACGTCTAAATTTTATTCCAGCGTGGCCAGCCAATGGCACTTTCTCGATGAAAGAGCCTGTTATCACACCGCTAGTGGATAAAGAAGTTTCTTTATATAACAAAATGAGTCGAAGAAACCATTTGTTGTATGGTGCTTCAACTTATACTCCTGTTATCATGTCTGATATGACAGATGAAGAATTTCACGATATTGTCTCTGCTGGTCTAGGTTCTTGGCTTAAACTACGTTCTGATGATGATGCTAAAGTTCTAGATACTCCAACAGCTGCACTAGCGGACATGGATCGTGCTATAGCTGGTGGAATTGAAGAAATGGCCAAACTAGGTGTACGCATGATGTCACCTGAAACAGCTCAATCGGGAGTAGCCTTAGAACTGCGAAATGCAGCTCAAACAGCACAACTCGGCACACTGAACAACAAGATCAGTAGTGTTATGCGTCAGGTCATTGCTACAATGATTCAATGGCGTTATGGCATCGAAGTTTCTATTTCTGATGTCAGCTTTACCCTTTCGGCAGACTTCAACCCTGTACCTATCGGGGCAGATTGGTTGCGTCTTGCGACTGAGTGGTATCGTGAAGGACTTATCCCTCGTACAATTTGGCTTAACATACTCAAGCAAAATGATATGCTGCCTAGCGAGTATGACGATGAAGACGGGGTTCAGGAAATTAATTCCGATGAGCTTATTCTCACAGATACTGGAAGTAATGTAAATTACGAAAAGTGAGGTTAATGTATGGCTGTCAACGCTAATACAGAACTCTATGATAAAACTGTAGATCGTGCCGCTATGATTAGGCGGTACGAAAAGATGGTCAGTGACAAGGTGTTCCTTGAGCTTGACGGTCATCAAATACGGGTAGACAAACTCATTAGAGACGCTAAGCTATCTGAAGGCGGCTATCGCAAATTGCGTAACGCCATAGATGAAGAGCTTCAAAGGACTTACAAAAGAGTCTACCAAACCTCTAAAAGATCTTTATTAGATTTAGCTGGTGATCAGTTAAGTTATACATATCAAAGTATGGAAGCAGCAACATCTAAGGTGTGGAGGACTAAACGTCCCTATGCCTATGTTGGCGAAGATATTGTTTTAAATCGCCCCTTGGCTAGTGATAAAAATCTAGCACAAGGATGGGCTGGAGTTAGTGCAAGTGAAAGAAAAAGACTCGAATCTGTCATTATTCGAGGAATCTCTGAGGGCTCTAGTGTTGAAGAGATTGCTAAAAATATTCGTACAGGCAATGTTCATAATATTACTCGCAATCAGTCTAAAGCTCTTGTTATTACCTCTATAACTTCTGTAACAGCACAGGCTGATTTTGAAGTGTATAAAGCCAATGAAAAGGCACTTAGCGGTTGGCAGTATATAGCGGTTCTTGATTCTCGGACAACTCCTGTGTGTAGGCACCGTGATGGCGAAATCTACGGCATGGAGGACACAAAGTACCTACCTCCGGCACACTTCCGCTGTCGTAGTACCACCGTACCAGTTGTGAAAAGTTGGGCAGAGTTGTCCACTCTGGAGAACGTAGCGCAGGTTAGAAAACGCAATATAGCTAAGCTATCTCCTCAACAGCTTGCTTATTATGAAGGTAGACTGCCAACTCGTGAGGGTTATGGCGACTGGTTACGTAGACAGAATAAAGAAGTTCAGCTCAGGCATCTAGGGAGCGAGGAAAAGGTTGGATTATTCAATAGTGGGCAGCTTAGTATTGATAAGTTTGCTGATGTTGAAGGTAAGCCTGTAGGGATCAGACAGCTACGTCAACTCACAGACTCAGAGTATACGGTATCCGGAGATACTTTACGATTTGCTAATGCTAAACGTAAGCTTGATTCTTTGCATCTTGGTTTTGCCAGACCTGAAGACATTCTGAATGACATAAATGCTCAGAATAGGCTGCGTGAGTACTACAAATTACAAGCAGGTGAGCTGGACGGGACATTGTCATTGACAAATTACCGTGGCTTAATTATCGGCAATAAGCGAAACATGAAAACTCGTGTATTGACTAGGCCACCTACTGAAGATCAGTTGAAGTACAACCCTGTTACAGGACGCTATGAAGACACTCGCTTGTATCAGCCAGCCCCTGATGTTTTTAATAACAATCTAAGGCTAGTGAATGAATCTTCTGAATTACTTGAACGAGACAAATCTTTTATCAGTTCTTTTGTTAACTCCCTTGATGATTATATGGGAGTTAACGAGAGAGCGGTAGTTACAGATAATCTTAGGATTATTTTTACACGTTACAGAAAGAACCCTCAAGCCTGGGGGAACTTCAAAGCAGTAACACAAGCACAGATTAAGTTTGATGTTATGAACGTGTCTGATGCTATTGAAACACAAATTCGAAAAGATTCTGATATATTGAAGAAATTGCTTCAAGACAACTATATAGACCCTGTACTGGGTGTAACACAATTAGATGATCTTGGAAGTAATCTATTAAAGAATATTAGCGCAAAAAATCGGTGGGAAGATAAGGTAGCACCTAAAGTTGCTAATGACCTTCGTTCTGTGTTTGATATAGATATACCTTTTAAATTGAAATCAAGGATGAAGGATAATGATCTTGACCAGTTTTATACTCGTTTTGCTCATCGTCTTGCTCTTGCTGACAGTCCTGATCGTGATCAGCTGGCTGTTGCTCTCGGAAGAGACCTTTACAACATGGCTAATCTCAATGGTAGTCGTAATCAGTGGTATAATCTTGGCGATAAGCTCTTATCGTCTACACGAGCTAGTAATCTTTTTGAAATAGAAACTTTTGGTGTACAGAAGAGACGTATGAAGTCTCGAATGAGTGGCAGGTACTTTGGACCATATTATGATACACTAGGATACAATATTCGTATTGTAGATCCTCGTATTCAAGAATATGCTAAGCTAACTCGAAGCATTGAAGTAGGGATGCGTGTTCCTGTAACTGATCCTAGTAAGCAATTGCTAGTTCGTAAGAATTACAAGACATACTTCATGAAATCCAAGTTTGGATATGAAGATACTCGTATTCCAATTACATCTACTAGTAGTTTCTCTGATTTCCCAGAGGACTTTATAGATGATAATATGGTGAAAGCTCTTAATTGGGCCGGAAAATCACAATACAAAGTAGATGAAGATTTTTATGATTTTACAAGAAAACTTCTGTATTTTGAAGATGATAAAGGTAAGGCAAAGTACTACAATAGCTTAAATGAATATAAGAAGTATATTGCCTCTAGGGGTGATTCTTATGAACGATTCAAAGCTATGGAGTGGCTACGCAAAGAGAATAAAGCATTTAGTAATACTGCTTTTATTGATCATCGTGCTCGTATATACGACCGAGGATTTATTGGACCACAGTCCGGTGAGACGTTAAACATTTAGACGTCTATAAATTCCGTGAATTCAGGGAAACTCCTTAATGGACAATCCTGAGCCAAGCCTTAGTAGGAATACTTTGGAAGGTGCAACGACTAGAGTGTACAATCCAGAACGGATTATGAGACTCATAGGGATCTAGTGATCTCGAAGCGCGGAACGCAATCTTAGATTGTGATGATATAGTCTGATCTGCATAGCAATATGCAGCAGTGTTGTCGGAACACTGGAGATACTTATATGGAAGTTAAACCCATACCAAATACACGCTATCTAATCTCTGAAGAGGGTACTGTGTATTCATCGTATAGTAACAAGGCTCTAAAACCCATTTCTGACGGTAGAGGTTATCTTGCCGTAACTTTGTGGATAGACGGTACTTCAGAGAAGTATAAAATTCACAGACTTGTAGCACAAGTATTTTGTTCTAATCCAGACAATTTGACAGAAGTTAATCACATTGATGGCTGTAAGACTAATAACCGTTACACAAATTTAGAGTGGGTTACTCATTCTCAAAATATGAAACATGCTTTGGAAAATGGCCTTATAAGATTCGGCAGTGAAACTTATATTTCAAAACTGGACGAGACTCTTGTCAAGGAAATAAAAGAGCTAATGCTAAAAGGCCTCAATAACCAAGAAATAGCTGAGCTATATAGAGTAGCTAGAGGAACTATATCTAAAATAAGGCAAAAGAAAACATGGAAACATGTCTTGCCAAATTTGGATCTACCTGCTAGTGCTTCTCAATACAAGCCTAAGCTTAGTATAGAACAGAGATTAGAAATAAAGAAACTTAGTAAGGAGGGTCTTACTAATTCTGAACTTGCTAAAAAATTTAAAGTACACAACGGCACAATCTATCAGATTGTGAATAAGTAACTTTCCGACAACACGGCTCAAGATTAACGACCTTGAGTGAACGTAATGTAGACCATTCCTCAATAGTGCAGAAGCCAAACCTTTAGGTATTGCAGGATACCAAAACTTCAACGACCAAATTGGTAGTTTTCTAGGTGGCCTAGATGATGTATTTGAGGGACGTTTCAACTCACTATCAATTACAGGTCGTCAAAAGATAGCTGAAAAATGGCGTGAAGAGATGGTTACTATTGGTAATCAGATGCTTCGAGGCAAGCCTAACGACATCCGTAAGATTCTTGAAAATCCGATGGTACAGGCTATAGATGGTGAAGAACAAGGTAAATTCTTCAGATTCGCCATTGAAGTAGCTAAGATAGACAGGCATCTAGAAGGTAATTACAGTAAGTTAAATCTGTCTAAACTTGATGACTACAAGATGGCAATGGCAATAGAACAGGATGCTTCTTCTTCTGGAGCCCAGATTATTGCTCTTACTACTCGTAACAAGCAGTTGGCAGAACTTTCTAATGTTGTACCTACCAACCAAAAGAAACGTCTTTACGATGAAATAGCTAGAGATACTTTCAATGATCCTAGGTTTAAACGTCTTAATGAAAAATTAGGACTTAACGAGAAGGATCTACGTAAAGCAGCTAAAGCTAAGATAATGGTGGCGCTATACGGGGCTGGTGCTAGAACTGGTGTAATGAATGTAGAAGGCAAACTTTCTAAAATTCTTGGTAAAGCAGATGACGTACTCGTAGTAACAGCTACAGATCGTGAAAAGGTCTTAGCTGACATTTCAGCGCGTATTGCTCGTTTTGATAAAGTCGATCCAGAAATAACCTTAGAGCTTAGAGCATTACGTCAGAATGTAAAGGATGTCTTTAATAAAGGTGTAAGTCCTAGTCAAGAAATCATGGAACAATTATGGTTTTTAGATCCTAAGACAAGAGAGCTTGTAGAGAAGATGTCCCATTCTTATGGCAAAGTAATTACTCCTGAAGACTTTAGGCAAATTGCTGTGATAATGACAGAGTACATGGAAGAGCGAACACCTATATTGAAGTCCTTTACTCGTTTCTTTGGTCGTCTTGCAGAAGACTTCCTAGCTAATGCCAAACCTTCTAAATCTGCATTTGATTGGAAGACTGTAGGTGAATTAGCATTTTTTGGCGAGAAGAGAGATCGTGTTAAAGTAGCAGGAAATACAACTCTAGGAAAACTTCTTGGGATAAACTCTACCGAAACTAAAACGATTTCAATTAAGGCATTTGAACGTCTAGGGTTCGAAAAGAATGGAACACTGTACAAATTACTTTTCGGTGCAGATGCTGCAACAACAAGACGAACTGGTGCTAAATTCTTTAAGTATGATATTATACCTGAATTGAAAGATACAGGAGGTATTGAAGTATTTACAGCCAACAAGCTACCTAAATCTTGGACAAATGTACCTTTTGTAAATTTTGATGGTAAAGTTCTAGAGCAGAACTACTCCCAAATATTTGAAGAAAGGCTACGCTACAAGGATAAGAACGGCAATTGGGTGACTAATATTGTACAAGTGCCTCAGAAGACAGAAGCCACTTGGTGGGAACAGTTAGTTAATGCTTCAGGCAAAATAGATGATATAGCAGATGCTACTAAGGCTAGAACAGCCTACGGTGTAAATGCTAACCACTCTAATGATGCTGTAATTGTTAAGCGTTTCCACTTATGGGGTTCTGACAATAAAATACCTACAAGTACAATTCACGATGCATTCTTTACTAATGCTGCTGATTCATTGAAGGCTAAACAAGCTCTCAGAGAAATTTATGCAGATGTTATGGAAAGAAACGTAATTCAAGAAACACTGACTGAAATGCGTAATCGTGGATTACCTAATGATCTCTACAATCAGTATAGAAATGAAGCTATAGATATAGGTCTAATCCCTGTTCCAGGTCGGTCTAAGATAGACGGAAAGACTCTAACAGACAAAGACATCTTAAAAGCTAAAGATATTTTAGAAGACTTGATTCTAGATGATTTTTCAAATGATAGAAACTGGTATGGTATTGGTGGTTAGCACCGTTTCATATGAATCATGGACTTACAAACCCGTTAAATTAAAGAGAATAGGTTCACCAGAAGTGAAACACTGGTGTTAACCCCTTAGAACAAAGTTTATCGTTGTTTTAAGTTCATTAATTTTCTAAGAGCAGGGGAAATATGCCTAATAAAGGCTAGATACGTCCCCTGCTTTTTAAACAAAATTTTTAAGAAGAGTTGTACTCTTTACATTTTATTGAGCTGTGCTCAGAGGTTATATAAATGCCAGAAGATAATATCGATAATACAGTAGAAACAAATGAAGCTGAAGTAAATGAGTCTGTGGCTCCAAAAGAAGCTCCTAAAGAAAATTCTGTTGTAGATATTCCAGAAAATGTGTTAAATCAAAAAATTGCAGAAGCATTGAAGCCTATTAAGGAAAAACTTGATAACGCTTATTCTGCAAGAGATGAAGCCCTTAGTAAAGTGGCTGAATTTGAACAGAAAGAAAAAGAAGCCCAATTAGCTCGTCTTCAGGAAGAAGGCAAGTATAAAGAAGCTTATGAAATGCAGTTAGCCGAAGAGAAGGCACGTAGAGAAGCACTAGAGAAACGCAATGTAGAACTCACAAGAGACATTGATGTAAATAGTGAACTTGCCAAATATGATTTTCGAACTGCTAAAGCCAAGAATATGGCATTCCAAGAAGTGATCTCAGATCTTGTGCAGAATGAGAACGGTGTTTGGGTGCATAAATCTGGTGTTTCTGTTTCTGACTTTGTAAGAACATTTTCTGAGAGTGATGATAATGCCTTTTTGTTTAAGCAGAAAGCATCTTCAGGTGCAGGTACAATCACACCCACTCCTTCAAATCCTAGTGCCACTACTTCTAACTCTCTTTACAGTATGAGTCAAGATGAAGTGTTACGCTTAGCTGCTGAAGGTAAACTTCGCAAATAGGAATATTAACAAATGGCTGTACAAACTACTTTGGCTGGTGCAGATACTTACGTACTGCAAGAAGCCCTGTCTGCTTACTCTGATGAAGCATACACTAATGCTAAGAAACTGTCTGGTACTGGTATTGTAGGCGGTAACGCTCAGATCGATACTTCTACTGAAACCTTCATTGGTCAGGTTCGTTGGAACAAACCTTTTGATGCTACTATCAACGTTGCGTCTTTGACTAACGCTGCTGATGGCTCTTACAACAGCTACGAAACTGATTACCTGCGTTACATCAAGACTGTTCGTACTTACGGTGCGAAGAAAGTCAACATGCAGGAAGTTGTTACTCAGGTTGACGGTCTGGCTAAAATCGGTCGTGACTTTGGTGAACACCAAGCACAGGACGAACATGATGCTATCCTTTCTGTATTGAAAGGTGTTGCTATGTCTGAAGCTCTGAACGGTGCAGCTGCTGCTTCTGGTCAGGCAGGTCTTGGCGGTCAGACTTTCGAAAACGATCCTACTGACAAGCGCTACGGTTTCTACGTAGACATGGGTGCTAACGCTATTGTTACTGCGGCTACTACTTCTTCACAGGGTGCTGCTCGTGCAGAAAGCTTCCTTCAGGCATTCGGTAAAGCATTCAAAGACTACGAGCCAGAATACGCTTACCTGATCGTGTCTCCAGAAGTATACGCTTCACTGCGTTCTGCTAACTTGGTTGATCAAGATCGTGTACGTGATGGTTCTATTGAATTCAACACTATCTTCCAAGGCAAGTTCCGTCTAATCCAGACTCGTGCTACTCAGTCTTTCTCTTCTGCTGAGTTGAATGCTCTGAATGCTGGCGCTGGTGTAGATATCGCTGGTACTAAGACTTCTTTCATTGTCCGTCCAGGTGCAATTGAAATGGCATCTCTTAATGTTCCAATGCCTACTGAAATTGAGCGTAAAGCTTCTAGTTACCTCGGTGGTGGTGAAACTCAGATTTGGCGTCGTTGGGGTTATGTTCTTCATGCTGGCGGTTACGACTGGTCTGGTAATCAAGAAGCATTTCCAACCAATGCTAGCTACACTGGTGTTGTACGTTCAGCTTCTAACTTTGAAGATGTTGCTACAGCACAGGCTACAGATACTACTCTGGCTAATACTGTTGGTACTTGGACTCGTAAGACTGCTTCTGCACTGTCTTTGGGTATCCTGCCTGTATTCCACGCCTAATTTAAGGAGGGATTCTTATGGCACTCGTTAAAAACACAAACTCCTATGTTGATGTTGCAGAAGCTGATGCTTTCTTTGGGACTCGGTTAGATGTGGCTGCATGGTCGGCTGCTGATAACGCCTCAAAAGAAGCAGCACTAGTAACAGCAACAGCTATGTTAGACGATCTAGCATGGGTAGGAGTGATTGCTGATGAATCCCAAACTCTTGCCTTTCCACGAGTAGGCTCTTACAATGATCCTAAAATGGGTTATGTTGTTTATTTGGAAGGCACTGAGATACCTGAACGTATCACAAGAGCAACCTTTGAATTAGGCTATCATCTATTAAATAATGATGGGCTATTGGATGAAACAGGTTCTGTAGATAATATTACTGTAGGTAATATAATTCTTGAGGGCTTGACTAACACTCCAAATGTTCCTTCTTTTATTAGTAGAATAGTAAAACCGTTGAGAAGCGGTGGTGGTAGCACCTCTACATGGTGGAGGGCGAATTAATGTCTTACAAAGCGTTAATCGATAGCAAATTAACGCTGGCTTTTAATAAGTTAAAAGATCTGGCTGAAGATGTAACTTTTACCCGCAATTCAGTAGCTAGTTTTGACTTTGCTACTGGTGATCCTGTAACTACAACCGATCCTGCTGTAAGTGTTAAGGCAGTTGTTATTAAAGATAACAAAAAGGACTCTACATCTAAACTTCAACTTTTGTTCAAGTCTTCTGATGTTGCTCCTATGTCATCTTTTTCCACAGTAACAATTGATGCTACAGTCTATAGAGTTGGCACAGTAATTGCAGAGCGTAACTATATTACACTCTTAGAAGTATTCAAGGAGGCGTAATTATGGGTAAGTACATTGACTTGCAAAACGACATATTCAGTGTGTTTGCCATGCAAGCTTGGACAGATGAGGGAATTTTAACATACCCTTCCAGCGTTGTACCTGATAATCCAGGTACTGAATTTATTCGAATAGATATTATTCCTAGTGGTTCAGGTGTAAATCTGATTTCAACCTCTGGTATTGTTATAGTTGATATATTCACCTTAATCTCTTTGGGACCAAAGCGTTCTTCAGAGATAGCCGACTTGCTAGATATTCATTTATCAGGCAAAAGCTTCAATACAGGTGCGGGTACTACCCAATTCAAAGGAAGCAACTTTTCACCTATAAAACAAGATAGAGTAAACACAAGCCTAGGTATGGCTACTTACTCTATCAACTTTAACCACTTTGGAGTACTATAATGTCTCATATTTCATCTATCGGTGCTGGTCTTTACTCTGACCTTTCTGTATCTACAGCTCCTGTTCTTGCAGAAACTGCTCGTAACCAGTCTGCTTTCCAAGCTCTGTTTGAAACTGCTGATTTTGGAACTTCCACTTTCCGCATTCAGAACGTTCGTGAATTCCCAGCAATGGGTACACCACCTAACGTTGTAAACGTTCCTGTATACGGTTCTGCGACCTCTCAGCAGATTCAGGGTCAGGCTGATGCTCCTTCTATGGAAATCACTGTTAACTACGTGGCTTCTGATTGGGCAGCTGGTTCAGATCTTGGCGATTTGGTTGGTGATGGTAATCAGTACACTTTCCGTTTCACTCTTCTGAACTCAGAGCCACCTGCTTACGGTGCTTCTGACGGTGAAATCGGCGGTACTATTGCCAGCCCAGTAGAGAACTCTTCTTACTACTGGATCGGCAAGATTGAAGCACTACAGGTTACACCAAACCTGACTGATGCTAACACTGCTACAGTAACTATCACTGTACAGTCTGACTTCTACGGTGCATACACTTACACTTCTGCTACCTAATAGTTGAAGTAATACAATAGGGGAGGCTTAGGTCTCCCTTTTTATAATGGAATAATAAATAATGTCGGATAAAAAGTTTAAGAAACCGTTTAGCCGTTCATTTGTATTAGGTCTAACGGCAATGCATATTCGAGAGTGTATAGATCTCAGCATTCGAAAGACTTTTGAACGTGTATCTGAGTTTCAGGAGGATCCTGAAAAGAATAGAGAGATCTTTCAGACTCTATCAGATCTTCATAGTATGAGGAAGCAAATTGATGACTTCCAAGCCGCGAATCCCGAAGGGTTCAAAGGATCAAAAATCACGAAGCAATCGGCAGAATGCCAATAAAGGAAATAATAGAATGTCTTTTAAATCACTTATTAATAAGCGCATGACAAAGAAAGTAAAATTCATGGGCGAAGATGTTGAAATCTCAAAACTTACTGTTTCTGAGATTAAAGAGATTCAAGCACTTGCTAAAGAAAATGAGAGTGCTACCGAAGATGATGGTTCTGAGTTCAAACTAGTTGCTACTATTATTGGCTTTGCAGTGGCAGATGCTGCTGACCTCTCAGAAGAAGACTTCAACGGTTTCCCTGTAGATGAGCTGTCTAAACTTTCTAATGAAATTATGAAGTTCTCTGGCTTGGGTGGTGACCCAAAGGCTTAACCGAAGAAGAGCTTGTAATCTATGAGATTGCATACCATCTGAGGCTACCTGTATATAAGCTTGAGGCAGAAATGCCATATGATGAATTGCTTGCTTGGGTAGACTACTTCAATCAAAGACCTGTTGGTTGGCGAGAAGACGACCGAACCTATAAACTCTTACAGGCACAAGGCGTCAAAGAAAAGCCTCATTCTATATTTGCTAGTCTAGCTGCTATGAAGAAATTAGCAGATGAGAAAGTGAAAGACGGAATGATCTCTACTAAAAATCTTCAAGCTTCTGTGTTGTTTAACAAGATAGCCGGAGCTAAAGATGGGGAGAAAATAAAGTTTGATTGAAACTACTATTAACTTTGATCTTGATAAAGATCTAAAGAAGGCTGT